GCCGCCAGCGCCGCCGCGCCGCGCCGCCCGCACGAAGGGAGGCCGCCGGTGAGCCAGCTCATGCGCCGCGCGCGTGCCGCCTGGCACGCCCTGTTCGACCCGCCCTTGAAGCCGCCTGCCAGGGTGGGCGTGCTCAACACGGGCGAGCTGATCGTCATCACGCCGGAGTTCGGGCAGCTGATCCTGAGCCCGGAGACCACCGACCTGGTGCGCGCCACGCTGGACAGCAGCAGGCCGCACCTGGTGCTACCGATCGGCGGCGCTGCCGACGACGGTGTGCGCCGCATCCTGCAGGAGGCCCGCAATGGCCACGCTTGACATCAACACCTCCGGCGCCTGGCGCACGGTGGTGCGCGACCTGACGCCCGCGCAGGAAACCGCCGTGAAGGCAGCCTGCCAGACCCTGGTGGACGCCAGCCACGCCGTGGCCGGCAAGCGCAGCGCCATCAGCTTCCGGCTGCGCGACGCCCTGGGCGCGGTCTACCTGCACTGCGAGTGGCGCGAGTCCGAGGGCTACGCCGCGTGGCGGCCGCCGGCCTTTGCGCGGGAGCGCGACGACCAGGCCGAAGGCAGGGAGGCCGCGTGATGGGCACGCTGGCCCGCCCCGCGCCGCCGCGCGGCAACCGCCTGGCGCAGATCCACATCGCGGCCAAGCAGCTGGGCATGGACGAGGCCACCTACCGCGACATGCTGTGGGGCGTGGCCCGCGTGCGCAGCGCCAAGGACCTGGACCACGCCGGCCGCGAGCGCGTGCTCGAGCACCTGCGGCGCTGCGGCTTCAAGCCCGCGCCGCCGCGCAAGCCCACGCCCGGCCGCCCGCGCAACATGGACCACCCCACGCGCGGGCCGATGCTGCGCAAGGTGGAGGCGCTGCTGCTCAGCGCCGGGCGGCCCTGGGCCTACGCCAACGGCATGGCGCAGCACATGTTCGGCGTGGACGACGTGAGCTTCTGCCACGAAGGCCAGCTGCACGCCCTGGTGAGCGCGCTGGAGGTGGACAAGCGCCGCCGCGCCGGCCGCGCCGCGCCGGCGGACGGAGGCCCGGCATGATGCCGCCGCCCGTCTGGTTCTGGCTGCGCGTGGACGAAGGGCTGACGCTGCTGCGCGCCCTGCGGCTGCCCGGCACACCGCGGCTGAAGGCGGCCGAGTTCGAGCTGTTCGACTGGGTGCAGACGCTATGGCCGCTGCGCGAAGGCTGGGAGCAGGAGCGCGACGGCGCGCGCCTGGCGCAGGCCTTCGGGGTGGCGGCCGTGCGCGTGCAGAACTGGCCCACGCCCGTGCAGGTGCTGGCCTGCATGCCGTCGTGTGGCGCGCAGGGCGCCCCTCCCAGCCCCGCGACCACACCCACG